GTTGCCGTTGGACCCGGTAACGCTGTCAACAAACCACACCGATCCAGTCTGAAGCTGGTCGAATTTAGGAAGCACCGGAATACCGTATGAGGATAGCCCGTTTGAGAAGTTCGTAGCCATTGTCATCCACTCCTTAGAGCAGTGTCCCGAAGAACACCAGATGTTATTAAAGGGGCCGGTTGCCCGGCCCCCGTATAGTTAAGCTCCCTGGTTCCCGAACACACACCTGGGGTCAGTCCACCCACAGGCATAGCGCTCGATACCCTTGTACTTCAAGGCGCTGTTGTCAAACGACGCCTCCTCGGCGAACGTCGGGGCTTTCCTCTGAATAGACTTCAGCCCGTCAGTCACGTCAGTGATAACCCAGAAAGCGTCCGTGTCCGTCAGGTACGGATCAAACAGACCGCCCTCACTGAAATACCCCATGGCGTTGAGAGCGTTGATATCGTTCTCCGCCGTGCCAATCCTCTGCTGGGATTTCAGGAGCCTCGTCACCTCGAACATCTGGTTCGGGTGGGTAAGCAAAGCCTTTGGCCTCAACAGGATCGGTTCACCCCGCTCGGATATGCAGTTGCCGATATCCACCAGCATCTGCTCCAGCGTGGTTTCAGAAAGGTCGGCGTCGGTCGCGGCGTCGTTCGAGAACGTGCCAGCGCCCAGGGTCGGGTGCGCCGAGTTACACAGGCTCACCCCGTCTCCGCCCAGGTACGACCCGGAGAACGCATTGTTGAAAATGCTGGCATGGACGATCCTCTTGGACCGGGCCATGGACTCTCCGATGTACATGGACTTCTTCACGCCCAGCTTCTGATACTGGTCGTCCTCAAGCGCCTCCTCGGAAATAACCATCCCCAAGCCGTACTTGGCGTGGGTGTACCGTTTGGTCCACCCCTGAACCATGTCGTCATAAGGAATGTTCTCGTTCTCCCCGATGAGCGCGGCCACGCCAGGACCGGCAAGGATGGCCTCTTCCTCATACTTCTTGGTAGAAGTCTCCATGGAGAAAAGCTTCTCATGGACAAAGGGGTACTTGTTGTACGTGGCCTCGAAGACCTTACGCAGGCCAGCGGCCATGAGCTTGGGAAAAATACCTGATAGCATCATATGGTTACCCCTCCTTTATACGCCCGCCACGCCAGCGTGTTCGGTGATCTGGTTAAGCACCACAAGCCAATCGCAGTAATCGGTGGCTACGGTGTTGCCCGCTACGGGCGCGATCCCCAAAATCCGAAGCTGGAGGTTCGCAGTGGTGTTCACGGTGTTGCTATCCAAGAGCCAACCGGACTCTCCGGTAACAGTGGACCCGGTTCCGGCAACCAGATCGGCGTTCAAACCGACGCTGGCGGCGGCCACAGCCCCACCCACGGAATCTTCCTGGATGATATAGATAGCATGGGGGTCCACACATACGTTGCAATACCGGGCGGTGGAAGCCGTCCTGTAGTTGTTGTTGTCGGTGTCAGACTCTTCAAAAGACACGATCACCCCATAAACGAGGTTGCCAGCGCCAGCGGTGGCGATAGTGACCGTGGGGTATTTACCCTCAGCGTCCGAAGCTCCGGCCAGGTTGACAGGATCGCCCACATATAGGGCGGTTCCGTCAGTGGCAGGCACGAAACATTTGCGGGTGGTGAAGCTGGTAAAGCCCCCTCCCCTCCAGAGGCGAAGGCCCCTGGCTTTGTTAACGTTTGCCATTGTTCAAATCCTTTTTATGTCCGGGTATCCAGACTTGCGTCCAAAGTGAACCCGTCCCGCTCTGCGGTTTTTTTGTTGGTTACAGACTTGAGACGTTGGTCGGCAAGTTGCTCACGTGCGGCTTTGCGTTGCAGGAAAGTTTCCTTGTCGCATACCATAGCAATCATTTCTTCACCGCTCCGTGAAACTGTGTTCATCCCCGATCCCACCTGGGATGGAGTTGAAGCTGAGTTCCGTCCAGTCTTGTTTCGACCCAAAGGCACATATCCCATCCGCTCAAGCTGGGCGATCCTCTTGGGATTGTTCCGAACGTATCGGATATGCTCCCGATCACCTGCTTCAAGTTTGGGTTGCGGCCCTTCGTTCTTCAATGACACGCGGGTTACGCTCTTGGCTTTTCTGCCTCGCTTCTTCCCGGTTTTGGGGGTATCGGCTTCTGCCGGTATGCTTTCATCAGACATTAGCATATTCCTTTCTATTTGTCAATATGTTATTTCAAAGACGCCAGGTACTCTTCTTTGTTTTTGAATACCTTCTGGTCAATGAAGTACTGGACTAGCTTCTCCTCTTCCTGGGACAAGACCACTTCTTTCTTCCCTTTGGCCGGGGCGGGGGTCCGCCCACCTACCGGAGTAGGGGTTCGGACATGCCCACGTTTCATATGCGGGTACTGTTCCGCAAGGTCAGGGAACTTGGCCGCGACGGCGTTCTCAAGCTGTTTGAACTTCTCAGCCTCTGATAGGTGGGCGAACTTCGTCCTGATAACAGGGGCTATCTCCGTGGCGTAGATGGAAGGGGCGGCATCGCTGTCCACCCATGGGTTCCTGTCAAGGAAAGCCTGATAGTCTGGCGACCTCCGGGGAATGGGGGTTGGAGCTTCCGCCTCTGGCCGTTTAGCCGCTTCCTCCAATATCTTGGCGTCGATCTCGTCGGCCTTGGCCTGGTCGCCTTCGTCCATCAACGCTTTGTTCCGTTCGCTCCGAAGCTGGCTGATTTTCTGAGACTGCTTTTCCGCCCACTGTTCGGTAAGCATCTTGGTCATTCGGGCGTTGAACGCTTTCTGGGCCTCAAGTTCACTCCGAATAGACTGCATTTCGGCGTTCTTGCTGAGGACTTGGTTGAGTATGTCGTTCTTGGGCAGGCCAATCAGCCGTCCTTTCATAAGGAAGTCCTTGGCCGATAGGAACGTCTGCCCATTCTTGGGCGACCATCTGCGTTCCGGTTGCCAGCCCAGCCGGGAAGCCATGTCCTCGGCTTCCTTGTCTTCCATTTCCGTAATGTCTTTTTCGTTGTAGGTGGCCGGTTCCGGGGCAACAGGCTCAATCGGCTCGTCCGTCGTAGGCTCTTCTGTCGGGGGCAGTTCAGCCAAAGCGTCTGCCAGTTCTTTTTCCAGGTCTTCCATAGTTAATCCTTTATGACACCGATGACGTCTATATCGGGGAGAATGAGGTAGTCTTCGTTCTGGTGTTTAACGACGACCCCTGCGTACTTTACAAATATCACTCGCTCCCCTGCCTTAGCCCACGGGGTTCCATCCCCCTGGTCCACCCAAGCGGCTTTGCCTATAGACTTGACGACGCCGGTGTTCGCGGCCCTCTGCTCAGATTCCTGAGCCATCTTCGGCATAATAATGCCCGCTTTGGTTTTTTCCTCTACCTGGTCTACTTTGACCAACAACTTGTTCCCTCTTGGTTCAATCATCTTCTACCTCCATTGTGCGTTCAAGCACGTCTATAATCTTTTCGACCCCCTCGCATCTGCCTATGCGAATTTCCCTTAGTTCGGGGTCGCACCGCAGGACGTCAGACATTCCTGCCTCAAACATTGCTATCAGGAGGTTGAGAAGCGCCTTCGTCTCCGGGGATCGCGCCCAGAACGTCTTGTCCTGGATCGCCTCCCATTCCTTCTGGGCTTGGAGGAACATTTCCATTTTGGTTCTTCGCGGCATTGATAATTTGCTCCGTTTTCATTTCGGCTGTTTGAGCCGGTGGTGACGCGGATTGTCCCGCGCCGGACTGTTTGACGGCCTGTAAAACTTCAAGCATCAAACGTTTGGCTTCCGCCAGTTCTTTCTGAATATGAGCGTCAGCGGCTTTAGCCTTGGTTATGGCTTCCGCTTCTTTCACGGCCACGCGGGATTTGTCGATCTCCAGTTTGGCCATGGCAAGCACATTGTCCATATCTTTGGACGGGTCAGGCGGCGGGGGAGGTTGCATAATAAGCGCCTGGTATCCTGGTATCCCCACCAACTGCAAGTATCTAGTGGTGGCGGCGACAGGGTTTACCCCCGGCATCCCCATAATTTCCCGGACAGCCTGGGCTTTTGCCAGGTTTATATCGTCATTGGCCATGATCGGGTCGCTATGAGGCACCAAATCAAGCCCATGCTCCCTCAAGAACTGGCCGAGTTTGCTCTGGTTGTGGTCCCGATACCCCTCAAATATCTTCTTGTATTCCATCTTTGCCGACCGATGGAACGATTTGAAGATTTTGTTCATGACGTTCCGCCCCTCTTTTAGTAAGGCCAGGGTGGTGGTAGCCGGTTGGTTGGTCGGTGCGTTCTGTCCGGCCATCAACCCGGAGGATGAAGTCATTTTGTCCGAAGCCGCTATCAGCGATCCCATCAAAGAATACAGAACATGGGACGGTTCCTTGATTGGGATAGTGTAGAAAGCGTTGGCAAAAGCGTTGCCGGAGTAGGGCATTGATTTATACTCACCCCGTTTGTAAGTGAACGTCCCTTTCTGTGCGCGTATCTCGCTGGACACGAACCCAGGAGGGTTGTTGCTCAAAGTCCCGGCGTCTATAAGCTGGTTGATTATGGTGGATACCGCCTCGGTCAGGGCGAACATAAGTGTGCCAAACCCCATCCCTATCACCCCTCCGCTCAACGGGGGAAGGAAATTGAACGGGGTGAAAAACTCCCTGGCCTTGATGCTCACCACCTCGTATGACGAACTGGCCTCGGCTATCCTGGCTCCTTTTTGCACCTCGTCAGCGACGGTATCCGGCAGGTCTTTGGACCAGACTATAGACTCCTCATCGAACCGTGGGTCTATACGTAGGACTTTGGCCGTCCGTTCATGCACTGTGACCACATACGGTTCCTCTAACCCATCATTATCCAAGTCGATATAGCAGTGTTGTTCAAGTAAAGTCTCAACGTTTTTGGCTGGAGTCCCGCTGTTTTCGGACTTCTCTGTCTGGAAATAGGAGTCGGGTGAGTAGTCGTCCGGCAGGGGGATGTAGGAACCTTGCCTTGCCCGTTCTTTAACGATGCGGTATTGAAGCCTGCGGACATGGGTTATCCGGTGCAATTCGCTAAACGAATCAGCGGAATTGTTGAATATGACGTCCCGATGGCCTAGTAGGTAGGACTCCATCCGTTTCTTGACCCCGCACCAGAAGGTTTTCTTCACGGCGAACCCTATAGCGGCGTACCTTTGAAGCAGGATATCGAGGTCCGTTTCCCAATAATCCAGGTCTTCCAGCAAATATGCTGAAATAGCCTGTGCCACCTTATCGGCTTCGCTGAGTATGGGGCCGTATTTGGGATCGTCAGGGGGAACGTTGATCTTCAGCCGTACGACGTTGGAACTCTGGACGATAGTGGGGTACGCTCTGGACGCGAACTGCACCACCGCCGTGGTAAGCAGTGGGTATTTGACGTTGGAAGTCCCGTCCGGTTTGGTGGACAGGTCAATCTTGATCTGTTCAAGGATGGCGTCAGAAGCGGTGATCCAGTCTTTCATGGACTGGTAGTCTTCTTTGTAGCCCGTCATCACATCCTGGGCGATCTTGTTTCTCTGGTTTTCGTCCAGAAGCAAGGCTATGTTGGTTCCTTCCTTCCCTGCGTCCAGAATGTCATGTATGTCCATAATCAATATCCTGTAATAATTGACCGGCCTGCGGGCTGGTATGTTGATGGGGTATCTTCTTCGTCGTCATTGGCGGCGAAGACAGGATCAAGCAACGTCCCTCCCCATATCAGGGTGAGGGGGTACGCCAAAGCGTCCACTATATCGGACCATGGGTGGGTTTTGTCCGGGGTGGCTGAATACTTATCAGCGGCTGTAGACAGTCTGCGGAACTGATATTTCCCAGCCAACGCCTTAATCAGGGTCTTGCACCGGGGGTGGATCAATAAAGCAGGTCGGCCTCTCAGCAACGTGGTAAGCCCGTACCGTATGGAATCCAATCGTATCTGTAACCCCTGGAGGCCGGGTTCGACCATCAATCCCACCCTGGCCAGTTTGGAGTTCATTTCCTGAAAACAGGTTCGTTCATCCACCTGCGATCTCTGGCTACCAGCCGGGTCTGCAATAACATACTTATGTTTGACCGACGGCCATTTTTGGGCATGGTATATAAGGGCCTCTTCTGCGAATCTCTGTATCCCCATGTTCTCGGAAACGATCTCGTCATACACAATCACCCTCCCCCCAGGCAGAGCCTGAAGGAACACAGCGCATGGGGTTAATCCATAATCCTGCCCCCAATAGATGGCTCCATCCCCCGGAACCGGGTTGGCATCCTCAGCCACATGCATGGTATGGGAGAAGTCAGGGAACACTTGTGAACCTGTCTGGACAAACCCATAGTTCCCGTCGATCATAACGTTCACATAACCGGGTCTGTTGGCATGGAGGGTGGCTAGGTCTGTGTAGTAGTTTTTTCCAATAAAGGGGATGTTCTCTGCTTCAGGGGATCGGCCACCGGGTTGGTGGAAT